CTCCAAAAGGTAGCTGCATGTGTTAGGGGCTTGTTCCATATGTAGAAAAGAGTTTTTCTTAAAAAAAACTTCTCCTTACGCTGAGGTAATTGAACAGTGTCATAGGGGAAGACATCGCCTCTCCAAACTAGCTTGACCTCAGTCTCCACCATGAAGGATTGATCCTCTCTTTCTGCGATTAAGTCTTGGATGTATCTGTCCTCCGGCTCTGATACTTTGAAGCCAAGTGGCTCAAGGTGTTTCGTAGAAGCTTCTTTAGCTAGCTGATCGTACTTAGTGTACAGCTCATTGCAAAAGGCCTTACGATTCTCCTTGATATTCATTCTTGAGAAAGAGCTTCGTTGTACTCTTGACATGTTGAGATAATGTGATCAGTCTCAGCCTTTATTCCTTGCCTATACTTGTTTACTTTGTCTATGATTTTCTCCCAATCTTTGATCGGATTGCCATCAGCATTATGAATCTCCTCATACAGCATTGCAGTTGTCCTTTGTATTTCCTCGCAGGATATTGAGTACTGCCTACTCAGCTCTTGATAATTCATCTTTTATTATTTCGATTGTAGCATCAATTTGTTTTCTGTTCTTAGGGATGAACAGCATGTAATCATCCATCCCCTTGTCGATCAGATAGCGCAAGAACAGCTTCCACCTGAGAGGGAAGGTGTGCTGTCCAGGCACATAACCTTTCGTTTCAATTATAAACTTGTGTTCATGTGAAACAAAATCTGGTGTGTACTTAATTCCTAGTACGGCTTTGTTAGTGTTATCTGTCATAACATTCTTGCCTCTAGTCATCTTGTGATACACACTAGGATAGCGGAACCCATCCATTAAATAGAATGTCTCTCCTTCGTAGTTAAATTTTAACTTGCTATCCTTTAGCCTATCGAAACAATACGCTTCTAATGCACTCTTTAATTTATGCCCCCCTCGCCTATGACCCTTTGGCTTTTTAGCGTTCTTGTTTTTCTTTGCCATCGGGTGAATTATACTAATTTAATCTAACTAATTAGAGTTAATCTTTAATTGTTTATCAACATTCCTTGTGTTAATACGATTAAAAAGATCTGGGAAAGGGCCATTCATTTCAAAGCTACACCCATTAGTACTCATCTTAAATACATAAGGTAAATCAATTGGGGTTGGCTCTCCTCCGGTTTCTTGGTTACGAACCTTACGCACATGGAACTCTGTCTCTCTCCTCTTATCTACATCGGGGTGATGAATCTTTCTATGTAGAGTTATGAAGCAGTCTGCTCTATTGACCCACTTACCACCATGCTCAGTGTCTGGAGCATCGGGAGCAGCAGCCATGCCGTCATCTCCCTTTAGCCTTTGACTAGCTGTAACTGAGTGAGCGTTACACCACACCGCCATATTCATACGCTGAGAGAAAGTCAAGAACTCAGAAGCTGCTTCGTAATGATACTCATGTACACTTACTCCACGTGCAGAGGATAGATCTATACGCAGTGAATTGTATGGGTCAATCAACATACCATCAATCCTCCTATGCCTTGCTATCTTCTCAGCATAAAGCATCATCTCCATATAGCTTAGCGTCTTGTGATTATCGATAATAACAAAGTGATCAGAAATCCACCTCATCATATCCGTAATCTCTTTCTCACTTAGCTCCTCGACAGTTCTACCACAAGCAAACTGCAACAGCTTCATCTTGATGCTTGCTGAGTTATTCTCAGAACTATATATCACCCACTTCCAATCATGGTTTATCGCTGATGACACAATCATGTACATCATAAAGGTTGTCTTACCTATGGAGCTGTGTCCATTGATCATAACAAACTCACGCTTGAAGTTAAAGTTCTTGTCTAAGATTTGATTGCCCGTTGTAAGTCCAACATCAAGCTCACCATTCTTATACTTTAAAATCCATCCAAGGTCATCACTATCACTACTCATGAATGACATGTCCCCATCAGATAAGAGCAACTCTCTTCGCACTTGATCCTCTGTATGAACTGTCTCAGATATAGGTGCAGCCTTTCCTTTCTCAATGCCATCACGTATAGTACTAGAGGCTGAGTCAATGCTGTCAATATCTCTCTTAGATATTTCTCGCTTCAACACTCTAACAGCCTCCTCTTCTTCGATTCTTCCGGCACTGATATACCCACCCATCAAGACAGCCGCCTTCAATAGGGCGCTATGCTTATCTCCTTCGAGAGCCATGCGTATCATTCGTGCAGCTAGGTTGAGCTTAGTGTAGTCAGTATCAACTTTTATTATAGCTACTTGCTCAACAGAATCTCCGAACACCATCTTGCCAAACTTGTCCGAGTTTTCTTTTATGACTGCTGATGGATCATATGATTCATAGCATGCCCTACTTTCGTTCGAACCACTGCTGTCTACCTCAAGTCCATACTGACCATCAAAGTATTCACATAAAGCTCTGAAGTGATCCCTATGTTTCTCAGGGTTAGTGACTTCTACTAGAGCCTTAAGCCCATCACCTGACGGTGATACCCAGCAAGCCTTGACGTATGGGTCTGAGGCTAGAATCTTTTTAGATTCTGTTACGCTGATGTGGTCAAAGTCTAGTACAATTAAACCGCTATGCTGTAGGATAGCGTCATCCTTTCTCTCTTTAAACTTCCCACTAAAAAGTACTACGGGTAAGTCTTGCTTCTTAGACTTATCTCCTTTCCTTATTTTAGTTATGACATCTTTCTGATCTCCATTCTTAATCCTATTAAGAGCGTAGTCTAGATCAATGTAGTGTGGGTCTGACGTTTTGTATATACTCTTATATATAGTGATCATTTGAAGTCTTCTATCTCTTTCTCAGGAGCGTTTAATATTTTTATTTTCTTTTCTATGTCGTGGATTTCTTGATTCAATCTATCTATTGTATCAGTCCTCTTGTCTACTTCAACTCTAAGTCTTAGGAGTTCATTCTCTAGTGAGTTGCTTGACCTTACTGACATTGACATACGTCCAACACCAACTCTCCTAGGCGATGTAGACAGAAGCTTCTTGCTGTACTTCGAAACTAGCTGCTCACTTACTGAGTAATACATCCTGTAGATGTTTGAGAATCTCCAATATGATTCATGCTGTCTGCAACTATACAATACAGTAGTTCGATGCTTGCCCCAGGAGTCACCTATCTCAGTGTCTGAACAAAATCTGTGTAGAGATTTCATTAAAGCTCCTCTAATTTCAACGCACTTTCTTTTTCGAGATCCGTTCCATTCATTGAAGTCGTCTACTTCAAGTCTCTTTAGATATTCATCTCTAATTTCTATAAGTAATTTGTCTCTTTTTGATTCCATTTTTTATCTCAATTAAAAAATTAAATATTAATTCCCCATATGTAAATATTCGCTAGGTGTATTATACCTAGTATCATAAGCATACATACAATACCAAAACCTAGTCCAATGTAAAAGCCTTGATGATAAGCCTTGTCTACATGGAACTCAAGCTTGTCAATCATCTTTTGTTCATCAGTGTATTTCATATTGATTTGTTTGGTTTAATAACTTTACCCGTATCAATGTCGTACATAGTCTTGCCGCTTTTAAAAAGCATCTCAGCATCTACAACTAGAACATCTCTTACTTTCTTAGTGTAAGCTTTCTTAAGCAGTGCAGGTATAACCTTGTCTGGATTACCGACTAACCTCTTGATTGCATCATCGAAATCATAGCCAACCATAGTCATTTTAACTTGGGTCATCTTGCGATCTTTAATTCTGCCGGATCTATACGACACATCTATCTTACCGTAGTAGATATTACCTCTTGGCATATCTATATAGTTGTGTTTCTGATTTCCCAGTCAGCTATCTTTTCAGCTAGCTCTTTTGTATGTGCTCTAGCAATGAAGACAAAGTCCTTCCTTCTGTTCCATTCGTTTTTCAAAGTTCCAGTTGCTTCTACTACCCAAGAGCCTTTGTGCAAGGCAGATTCTCTGATATTAATTCTAGTATTCTCCATAATTTCTTCTATTAAAAAATTTATTGTCCTTTAAAATTTGAGGCTGTCATCTAAAGCTTGTGTAGCATTACTTAAGTAAAGACTTAGCTCGTCTGTATCAATCTCAATATCTAACGCTTGCTCAAGGCACTCACTAAGCTGAGAAATTTTACGGCTTAGCTTGTCCTTGTAGTTAGTTCTACCTTCAGTCTCGTCAAGCAACTCTTGCAACAGCGTGATAGTTACAAAAATCTTTAGCTCAAGGCGACCCTCTTCTGTGTACTCAGTCATTACACAAGGTTGTCAATTAATAAATCCGATTGATCCTTTGCTAGCTTATCCTCATACCAGAAAGCTTTTTCTAGATCAGACTCCCAACTTGCCTTGTCTTTTCTTCCAGCTCTCATGCGATATTTAAATGCATTAAGCTCACAGAAAGCAAGCCATTTCTCTTTGCCAAAAACATCGATCATCATTTCCCAGACCTCTTTACTACCATGCTTGTAGTGTGATGGGTTTACCTCAGATTCAACTGTCATAGCAACTTCACTTGGCTAACTGAAAATGTTTCGCTTGTGTGTAATGAAGATATACGCATCATGTATTCAAGCGCCTCTCCTTCATCGTGAGTAGCAAGCAGCGCTTCTGCACCACCTTCAACTCTGTTTACCATGACAACGTATATATCGTCACGCCTTAGTAGGCATCTAAGCCAACTCTTAATTGCATTCATTTGTTTTTATTTATAGGGTTAATAGTACTCCCACCAAGAATCGAACTTGGATCTAGAGTTTAGGAAACTCTTGTTCTATCCGTTGAACTACGAGAGCAAAAAAAAGGGCGGGCTTTACACCCACCCTCTATTCATTTAGAATGGCAGAACGTCCTCTTGTTCCTTCTTAGGTTGTGATTGGTTCTCAACCTTTTCAGCAGTCTTAATACTGCCATCAGTCCATACAACCTTACCGTTCCCAGTGTAGTTGCGCTTCACTTTAGCATCACGCTCCTCTTTAGTTTGAGCGTCATAGATACCACAGTTGTCACCAAAGTCTGACGTATCATCATTGATGTTCATAGTGAAGTTATAAAACTGATCACCACTCTTTGACCTCTGGATTTTATCCTTCGGTAGTTTGTTCAAATTAATTGAACCTGAAATTAATGTTCCCATTTTACTAGTTTTTAGGGGTTTATAAATCAAATAGTTTCTACGTGATAATATTCATCGTGAGATGTACCACTCTCAAGGAAGTCGGTGATACGGTTCACTGCTTTGTCGAATTTAGCCTTGCCAAATCGCAAGGTATCTTCGCTAGCGTAATACAATCCTACTGCGTAAGGGTAGGCTTTCTCCTGGGCAACCCATCGGAAATCCTTAACACCTAGCACCTCACTATACATGTAAGCTTGTATGTCGTATCCAAAATCTCTAATTGAATACCTAAACTTGCCGAGCTTTTGAGTGGTCTTGGAGTCTGTTATGTACCCATCTCCAAGTACATCTAAGAACCCACGCACAGGCACATCTCCGATGAAGTCATTGAACTCGTGCTGAGTATCTCCTTGCAGAGCTATCTCATGTACGCCTGTTATCTTTAGTCGAGCTATCATCTCCTTAGCTTTCTTAACGTCATCAATCGGAGCTATAGTCTTCCCAAGTTCTTCAAGCTCAGACAACCATTCACCATATGCTTTGGTTCTCTTCGGAGCTTTACCGCCTATCTTCTCACAGATCTCGCTGTCATCAGCGATTGTAAACTGATCATCAAAATCTTCTGGAGTCAATAGCATGCAGTCGTATAGCTTCCCAAAGCTTAGTGCCGGGCTATCGAACTTGAGTTGATCACGCATCTTCATTTCAAAGAGGCGCATATCTTGCAGCGCTAGCTTGATAGAGGAGTAGGAAAGGTATCCCTTCCCATACTCCTTACTGATCTTCAATGCTAAATCCATTAGGATATTTTTTCAGCTAACTTACCTAGGTTCTCAAGCTGTTGCACTTGCTCTTTGGTAAAGTCACCACCATACTTTTTGATGATTTGCTTTACTGCCGCAGCTTTATTCTTCGACGCATCGATATGCTCCATAGCTTTGCTGAATAGCTCACCAGGTTTAGCTTTAGGCGCAGCTTTCTTCTTTGTAGTAGTGCTTACTGCTTGCTTGCCGTGATCATTAGTAGCATCGCTGTCTTTTGTATCATCGATACAGAATAAACCATTCAATGCGTACTTCCTAGCGTAGCTTGATGCTGCCCCAGTTACCTGAGATGCATCCATGCCCTTCTTACTTGCCTCTTCACGTGCAAAGGCAACAGTGACTACCTCTTGCTCACCATCAGTTAGGCGAGCAGTAGCTTTGACATAGATGCGATCTCCGATTAACTGAATCTCATCCGACAACGTCAGGATAAGTCCTTCTTTATTTACTAAAGGTTTAACTGCCTCTAAAATATCTTCAGCACTTCGGTACTTGTACTTCCCGAAATTATTCATCTGGCCTTTCGGCGCTTTCAGATTCTGCTGAATCTTACTTAGCTTTTGTACTATCTTCATAGTCTTTCTTATTAAATTTAGATTTAAATACTTCGTAGTGGTAGGAATCATCTAGGTGTAGTGACTCCTCAGCTTCTACTTCTCGTAGAGCTGTAAACATTTCTTTGGTTCTGCTCATAGCTGACTTTTAAATTCATTGTATTTAACTGCCCACTTAGGGTTGCGAGACTTGCCTTCACCGTTTAAATCTAGTAGGTGAAATTGCTGAATGTCTACCTTCAATGCTGTGCATACATCCTTGAATGGGATCTTAGATTCTCTGTATAGATACCTAGCAGTAGCTGTTTGACTATCAAACTCAGAGTCAAAGACTAAAGATGCTACTCTTGTGATGTGATTGATGTTTGTGCTGCTCATAGTGATAACAAATCTAATAATTACTAACGGTGTTTGCAAATATTCTGATTAAAATATTAATCTAAAAACTCTTCCCAATGATCATCGAATTCTGCTTGCCATTTTTCTTCTTGGAATCTCTTGTTGCCCCAGTCTAATACATCTTTTTTATAAGAAGATAGTTTAGGCTTTTCTTTTTGTGCTAGTAACCTAGCTACATATTTAAGTGCATTGCGTACATGAGATTCACTCATGTCATCTATCAATAACTTCTCACCGGTCTTTGTTGTCCAGGTTTCTTGGCTCATAGCTGTAGTGTTAAATGGTTTTTAATTTAATTCAGCAGAACGCAAGTGGATCTCGTCACGTATGAATCTGTTCTTTGCTCCAATCGGACTCTCCATTTCAGAAGCTAAGTCCAATACGTTCTGCATAAACGTATCATCGAAAGGGGTAGTCAGATAGTATGATCTGACTATAAACCCCTTGCTATATGTGATGGTTGTATCGCTCATGACTTGTCGATTAGTTTGATTTGATCGTCACAATCTTCAATAAGAAGCTCCATAAAGTGATCGAGGCGATCTAAAAGATTATCCATACCCTTACGACCATTCGGAAAGTATTCCTGGCGATTCTGGACAGCCTCTTTAAAGGCTAACTGGATACGCTTGTTCGTTGATACGAGTGTTGTTTTTTCGGTCAATGTAAATTCAATGCTGACTGATATTTTTTTCTCTAGTCCCATAGTTCTATATTTTATTTAGATTTAGTTGTAATGTATTCAGGAAAATCTACTGGATTAATAGATGAAAAATTCTTGTAGACATCGAATGGTAGGTTGACTACTAACTCAGTTTGATTTAGCATCGCCTTTAGTGTTGTGATGTCAAACAATTTATGATGCAAGTTGCTATCCTCATCAAGAGCAATAGATTTCAAGGCTACTTCAAGTAGATTCAGAGCCTCTGTTAAAATTTCCACTTGTTCTCCAGGTATTACTTGACTTATTTTTTTCTGCGTTCCCATAGTTCTATATTTTATTTGGTGATTCTGTAAATTTTAATCTATCAATTGTAACTCGAATGTAATGTCCAGACAAGTCAACGCTTTCTTCTTGAAGGGCTACACCCATCCAAAGCTGATGCTTATGAAACTTATGCTGATCGGCTAAGGACAGCTTGTGATATTCAATGATACCAACCTCATAGTCTCCGGCAATCTCGCACATCGCTGTCTCTTCAACCTTATCAACAAGTCTTTGCGTAGGTCGCTCTTCAAATCCAACAGATTTACTTGGCGAAAAGAAAATCACAACCTCAGTGTCGCTGTGCCATTCCAAGATAGCTTTGATGCTATGCTCATACTCCGCTATGCAAATGAAATCTCCGACTCTTAGACTTCTTGGACAAGCTGTATATACTCCGTTCTTCATAGTGTTAATCATTTTATTCCATAAAACCATCAATGTAAATCTTCCCAATCGTGATTTCCCTGGCCCATCCACCAGTGTAATCCATAATCTCATTGAACGATTTACCCCCACCCTTTG